ACAAGTCCGGATGCACAGCACGCATTGCCACACATACACGGCGAACAACGATAACAGGAAGGGCGAACAGCTTTCGGTCTAACTGCATGGGGTAGGTGCTGTGATAGTGCTTAAATATAGCCAGCAGCGTGGCAGGGATAGGGATTTCCCGGTATCCGTTCCGGCTCTTTGGCGACTGCATAACCAATTTACCGGTTTTTGTTTTATTGTATTGTCTGTCAATGGTAATCGTAGATTCCTTCCAGTTGATTTTATCCCAGGACAAACCCATCAATTCACCACGGCGCAGACCGGTGTAGTAGAGGATGTTGACAGCCAGCGTGGCTTCCGGATCTTCTTTTAATATCTTTAATAAATCTTTGTATTCCTGATCCGTTACCGTGCGCCGTTCGTTTTTCTTTCTGTCCTTGTCAATTTCAATGTCTTCCATGGGGTTAAGTGTAATCAGCCGGTATGGTTTGATGGCAGCCTGGAACAGTGTGCGAATACTTACACGGTAATTGTTCTGCGTTCCTGAAGCATAATTCCAGCCGCTAATGACCTTTTGCAATTGCCGGAAGGTGATTGCTTCGATAGGCTCATCAGCAAGACTTCCTAATGCTTTTACTGCATTCCGGTAGTTTGCTTTGGATCCATTGAGCAATGATTTTTTCGCCAACAAATACTCTTCACAGAATTTTTTCAGGGTAATCCCGGCCATGGCCTTATCAACAGGCTGTGGCCGATTTTTTATTTGCTGGATCAGATCAGATTCAACTGCTTTGGCATCTCGTTTAGTGGGGAACCCCTGCTTACTCTTCTGATGCCATTTACCGTTGGAATCTTTCCAACTGACGATGATCTGCCAGCTGGAATCCTTTTGGCGGTAAGTTGTGGTGGTGTTCATGATTTATTTCCTCCTGTACATGTCGGATATGTCGTGAATATATTGGAGAACCCTGATTTTTCCATCATCGTTCAATTTGCTTACAGCTTTTATTATTTCAGATGTTCTTGAGTCAGGTGGAATTGAATTGGCGTATTCTATCGAAGATATTACTCTTTGAATAGCATTGTCAATTACTTCTCTGTTAAGCGGGATGCGATTAGTGTAACCATCCTCAATTATTTCACTTTTATTAATGCCAAAATGATTAGCTATTTTTTCAATTGCACCCATCCTTGGAGTCCGTGTACCATTCTCCCAGGCGGATACGGCTTTATCAGAAACACCAGCAATTTTGCCAAAATCCTGCTGTGACATATTGTGCTTTTCGCGTAAAGCCTTAATGTTTTTCTGTATGCTCATAACTACACCCCCGCTTCTACTATACATAATACACAAAAAGTGGAATAAAAACAAGCAAAATTTATGGAATCCACACAAAAAGTAGTTGACATTCTACAAATAGTGGAGTAAGATATTCTTGACCACAATTGGAAGGAGGTGAGCCACAGGTGGACAAACTTACTGTAAAGCAATCGAGGCTGGTAAAGGAACAAACACAGGAATCCTGTGCTATGGCCATTGGTGTACATGTTAACACGTATCGTAATTTAGAAGAGCATCCAGAGAAATTTACCATTCTGCAAGCGGTTAAATTGTGTAAATTTTTGGGGATAGATTACAACAGGGTTATTTTTTTGCCCAAAACATCTACTTAAAGTAGAGGAAAATAGTAGATGAAAGGTGGTGAAACAATGGATGCGGTATATACCGTGGCAGAATTGGCAAAGCATTGGAAGTGCCACGAAAATAGTATCCGCAAGCTTGAGGAAGAGGGGAAGCTCCACAGGCTTACTGAATTACCGGGAGTGCGATATAGTGCCAGGGAAGTTTCCCAACTGCAGACGGTCGGCCTGGATGCAGAAGTGCCAACGGCCTGGGAGTTTAGACAGTTAAAAGAAGAAAACGCCAGCCTGAAGCGCAAGCTGCATTCATATGAAGAACTGGTGGCGAAAATAGCAACGATGGCATTAGGAGGTACATAATGAACATTTACATCGACAAGGAATACGCTGCAGGAATCATGTTTTTCGTAATGCTGTTTGGTGGTATTGCCATCGGCTGTGTGTTAGGAATGGCGGTGTTCGGATGAGCATAAACAGGGAACAGCTGCGGCAGATCCAGAAACTGCCACGGGAAAAATTCATGGTATGGCTTTCTGTATACGCTAAGGAAACGTATGAAGACGGCTTCAACGACGGGATCGAGTCCAATACAATGGCCATCATGCGGTACCTGCATGATGCGTTTGGATTCGGCAACACCCGGTTCCAGCGCCTGATAGAGATGGCCAAGGCGGATGTACAGGCCATGCGGGAAGGGTATATCAAACCCGTTGATGTCAAAAATGGATTGGCGGACGAAGAAGGCATCACGTGTCTGAAACAGATGCAGATGCAGGGCGAACCGGATCCGCTCCGGGAATGGGTGCCGGTAGAGACCACACTACCACCTGATAAAGATAGGGTGCTGTGCTGTACGCAGAATAAAAAGGGACAGAAAAACTTAGTTATCGGTTACTACATGGACGGCATGTGGCGTGTCGGCATGAATAGCAATGTAATCGCCTGGCGGTTCCTGCCGCCGGCATATGAGGAGGAGGCAAAGAGTGAAACTATCTGAATTGTATCAAGAACGCATGGCGGCGAATCCGGATCTGACGAGAAAGATGTTAGTAGAAGCCGTCGGCAGCGCAACGGTTTATGCCGTCCAGCACGATGTGCCGCGGAAATTTCGCAAGGGTACATTGCAAAAATTAGCAGAGCTATGGAAGTGTAGCACCGGTGACATTCAAGCGTGTTTAGCGGAGATCGATGATCCAAGACGGAAGCCGACGAAGGCGCCTTCTGTCATTGAAACGGTGGATAAGCTGGAGCAGATGGTTGCTCCAGATCCGGAAGAAGAACCTCCTGTAAAGGTGTCTGTGAAAATGACGGCTGTGGAAGAGTTAACTGTGGAGAAATACAAAGCCCAGATTCGTGACAAAATAATCCGTATGGTTATGGATGCAGAACCGGACAGTCCAGTGTCGGATTTATGGCTGGATATTGGAAGAATGTTGTGCGAAGAGGTGCTGTAATGAAAACATGGGTTGCAGTACTGATTATATCGGTAGCAATATACACTACCACAGAGCTGTTCATATGGGCCATCACAGGCAGCGGGATCTTGTATAAATGAAAAAGCCCTGGGAGAGCGGCAACTCTACCCAAGGCCAGTGAAAAACCATTACTTAAATTATATCACAGGAGAAGTAAATGTCTAAGAAAATTTTAACACCGGCTGATATTCCGGTAATTGATTACAAGTGCCCCTGCGGAGGCGAAGCGAAAATGTGCAGGTATGCGCTACTCTGTGAGAGCTGCCGGCACCTGTGCAAAAAGGAAGCACCGACATACTGTCTGCCGGATCCACAGAAGCGGCTGCGGGCACAGATCGATTACGCCAGGTACCGGAGAAGGCATAAACACTGCTTTGACTGTCGTTTCATTAAAGCAGTACCCATAGATGTTGTATGCACAAATCCGGAAATGAAAAATAAAGTACCGAAGGGAGAAAAATAATGGAAATCACTGTAAAAGTTGTTTTATCCGCGGACGCGGAACTGATGATGCACTTAGCCACGCTGGCGGAATGCATACAGGAGGTACTGCATGTCAGCAACAGTCAGCTGGCCGCTGCGGAAGCAGAAAAGCCGAAGCGTCGGAAAAAGAAGACAGAAGAGGCGCCTGCTCCTGCGCCGGCACCTGAACCCGTAAAGGAAGAACCTGTTCCCGTTCCCGAACCTGCTCCTGCACCGGAGCCGGTAAAAGAAGAACCGGCGCCTGTAACCGTAACCGACTTTCAGGACAAAGTAAAAGAGATCGTAATGGCGAAGCCCATCGGGACATCTAAGAAGGTGGTCGGCCTTTTGAAGGAATACGGCCTGTCCAAAGTCCGGGAAGTGCCGGAAGACAAGCAGGCTGAGTTCTTACAGAAAGTGGAGGCCCTCTGATGCCGGATGTACATGCAACATTAAGCGCCAGCGGGTCACACCGCTGGCTGGAATGCACGCCATCCGCCGTGTTGGAGTCCCGGGTCCCGGATCAGGGAAGCCCGTATGCAATGGAAGGCACCATCGCCCATGAGATTGCAGCCTGTACACTGCTGAACGAAAAACTGCCGGAAGGCCTTACCGACCATCCCAGTTTTTCCCCATCGATGCTGGATCACGCGGAAGATTACCGGGACCATGTTATGGAGCAGCTGGCCGAAGCCAGGAAAGATGACCCGGTGGCCACGCTTCTGGTGGAACGCCGGCTGGACTTCTCCGAGTTTGTTCCGGAAGGGTTCGGCACCGGGGATGCGGTCATCGTCTCCGACGGTATGCTCCGGGTCATCGATTATAAGTATGGCCAGGGCGTGAAAGTAGAGGCCCATGGTAACAGCCAGATGCGGCTGTACGCCTTGGGCGCCTTATCCGAATTTGGCTTCCTGTACAACGTGGAAAAGGTCAGCACTACCATCTTCCAGCCCCGGCTGGGGTGGATCGATACCGAAATCCTTACCACAGACGAACTGCTTGCCTGGGGCCAGAAGGTCCGGGAGATAGCAGCCATCGCGGCAAAAGGAGAAGGCGAACGAAAGGCAGGAACGCACTGCAAGTTCTGCAAGGTAGCAGATCGATGCCCGGTGCTGGCAGCGTACCAGCTGCAGACAGTAGCCAAAGCGTTCGATGAACCGGACGAGCTGTCAGATGCAGAGATTGCGGAAATCGTATTAAAGAAAAAAGATTTTGAAGGCTGGCTGAAGCGGATCTGTGATTACGCGCTGGATCAGGCAGTCAACCACGGGGCAGCGTTCCCCGGCATGAAGCTGGTGGCCGGAACCAGCAGACGTACCATCACGAAACCGGCAGAGCTGGTCAAATACTGCGTGGATAATCTGCAGGTGGAAGAAGACCGGCTGTATAAGCCCCGGGAGATCATCACCCTGGGCGAATTGGAAAAGCTCATCGGTGCAAAGAAAGTGGCCAAGGAGCTGGGCGCCTATATCGAAAAGCCCGAAGGAAAACCGACGCTGGTCAGCGTCAAAGACAAGCGGCCTGAATGGTCCGCAGAAAAAAATATCATTGATCAATTCGAGGAGGATTAATTATGGCAACTAAAACTCAGATCACTACCGGACGTGTTCGTTTCTCTTTTGTAAATGTTTTTACCCCGCGCAGCATTAACGGTGGCCCGGAAAACTACAGCGTGACCTTGCTGATCCCGAAGTCTGACAGCCACACCATGGTTAAGATCAAGGACGCAATGGAAGCAGCCAAGGCAGCCTATACTGCCCGCGTAGGGAAGAAGCTGCCGGCGCAGCTGAAGAACACCATCCATGATGGCGACGGTGTACGGGAATCCGACGGTGAACCTTACGGCGCAGAATGCAAAGGCTGCTGGGTCATTTCCGTATCCAGCAAAAAGAAACCCGTCATCATCTTTGCGGACAAGACTCCCATTACGGATCCTAACGACTTTTATTCCGGATGCTACGGCAAAGCCATCATCAACTTTTTCGTTTATGACACCTCTGGGAATCGCGGTATCAGTGCAGGCCTGATGGGCGTCATGAAGCAGACCGACGGGGAACCGTTAGGCGGCGGCATCATCCAGGATTCCGACTGGGATGATGACGAAGACGGCGAAGATACTCCCTGGTGATAAGTATGCGGAGGCTCAGCATCGACATCGAGACCCGTTCAGACATCGACATAAAAAACGGGGTATATAAATATGTCGACAGCCCGGCCTTCCGCATCCTTTTGATAGCTTATAAGTTCAGCGACGAGGAGGAAGTCCACGTTGCTGATCTGACGATAGACTCGCCGGCGGCTTTCCCTCATGAACTGTTCAAGGCCCTGTATGATGAGAACATTCTCAAGACAGCATACAACGCCAATTTCGAGATTACATGCTTTGACCAGTATTTTAAAGGGACGCCGTTCGAGTGGTTACATCACTATGCGCTGGACTACCGTCACCAATGGCAATGTACTTCCGTACTGGCCTTGTATTGCGGCCTTCCCGGTTTTCTGGCCGGGGTGGCCAAGGCCATGGGCTTGCCGGAGGATAAGCAAAAGGATGCCGCAGGTAAGCGGCTGATTAATTTTTTCTGTAAACCGACAAAAGAAGGGACGTTCCGGGAGCCTTCCGAGGATCCGGAAAAATGGTCCCGGTTCAAATCTTACTGCGGCCAGGACGTGGTCGTGGAGTCAACCATATATGAAAAGCTGATACCTTACGGCCCCGGCGAAGAAGAGCACCGGCTCTGGATGAGAGACCAGGAGATCAACTCCCGGGGCGTTGGTATTGACCGTCAGTTGGTGGACGCTGCCATCGAATGCGACCGGATGCTGCGGGAGGAATATGTGGAGGAGCTGCAAAAGGTGACGGGACTGGAGAACGCTAACAGCAATATCCAGTTCGGGGACTGGCTGCGGGCAAGGCTCCAGCGGGAGATCCCTACGGTGGACAAGGCGGCCCGGGCGGAACTGCTTGCGGAACCATCGCTGCCACCGGATGTACGGCGGGCGCTGGAACTGAAAAACCTCCTCAGTAAAACTTCCGTTAAAAAGTATGAGGCCATGGAGGAAAGCGCTTGCTCAGACGGACGGGTACACGGGATGCTGCAGTTTTACGGAGCCGCCCGGACAGGCCGCTGGGCCGGACGGATCGTGCAGGTGCATAACCTGCCCCGGAACAGCCTAGAAGACCTGGACACGGCAAGGACATTGCTGAAGCGGGGGGACTATACCGCGCTGGAAATGTTTTACGATAATGTACCTGACGTTCTCAGCCAGCTGATCCGGACGGCTTTCGTTCCCACGGAAGGGACCCGGTTTGTGGTAGCTGACTTCTCTGCCATTGAAGCCCGGGTGATCGCCTGGCTGGCGGATGAGAAATGGCGGCAGGAGACCTTCGCTGCCGGCGGGGATATTTACTGTGCTTCCGCTTCCCAGATGTTCCATGTACCTGTAGTAAAGCATGGCATCAACGGACATCTCCGGCAAAAGGGAAAAGTGGCGGAGTTGGCGCTGGGATACGGCGGCGGGCCGAAAGCGCTGATCGCTATGGGCGCATTAGATATGGGCCTGTCCGAAGAGGAGCTGCCTGATATCGTCACCAAATGGCGGCAAGCCAGCCCGCATATCGTACAGATGTGGACGGACTGCGAGAAAGCGGCGAAAAAAGCCGTGGCCAACCATACTACCGTCAGCTATAAGCATGGCATCCGGTTCATCTACGAAAGCGGGATCCTGTTCATCCAGCTCCCGAACGGGCGCCGGTTGAGCTACGTGAAACCGAAGCTGCAGGAGAACCGGTTCGGCAATGGGCAGGCCCTGACCTTTGAAGGGACGGGAGTAAGCAAGGCAGCTGTCAGCTGCTGGATCCGGCAGGAGACCTACGGCGGGAAACTGGTGGAGAATATCGTCCAGGCGACCGCCCGGGACTGTCTGGCCTACGCAATTCTGCACCTGCCGGAAAAATACATGCCGGTCTTCCATGTGCATGATGAGATCATAGCGGAGTGCATCAACGGGACCGGCAGCGTGGAAGAAATGGTGAACGCAATGAAACGGACGCCCCCATGGGCGGACGGCTTGATTTTAAATGCAGACGGCTATGAGGCCGCCTATTACAAAAAGGACTGACGCAGATGCGAGATTTCAAGATTAAAATTGCCGTCGGCAGCTCCCGGTTCGCAAAGTCCTGGAAGAATAAAGAAATCAGTTATGCGGAGTTCGTGGAGAAGCTCCGCAGCACGACGCGGACACCGGAGACGGTAGCAGAGTTCGCCGCCTTCCCGAAGTCGGAACAGGACCGGATCAAGGACGTGGGCGGGTTCGTCGGCGGGTATCTGGCTGACGGAAGGCGTGCTGCAGGACATGCCAAAGAACGGCAGCTGGTCACACTGGATGCCGACTTCGCTGACAGCGCGTTCATCGGAACGGTGGATATGCTCTATGGCCAGTGCGCTTATGTTGTTTATTCGACCCACAAGCATACCCCGGCGAAGCCCAGGCTCCGGTTGATCCTGCCCCTGTCCCGTCCGGTGGAGCCGGATGCCTATCAGGCGATCAGCCGGAAGATTGCTGCGGACATCGGGATAGACCTGTTCGATGACACAACGTACCAGCCGGAACGGCTGATGTACTGGCCCAGCACCAGCGCGGACGGCCAATATGTTTTTGAATTCAATGATTCCGGGGAGGCGCTGGACCCGGACGAGATACTGAACACGTACACGGACTGGAAGGATGTCAGCGCATGGCCGGAAAGCGGCAGGGTGGCAAAACAACGCGCCCATACCGCAGAGAAGCAGGGAGACCCTCTGGAGAAGGAAGGACTCATCGGCGCATTCTGCAGGGCGTACAGCATTACCGCTGCCATCGATAAATTCCTGCCGGATGTCTATATGCCATGTGATAAGGAGAACCGGTATACGTATGCCGCCGGATCCACGGCAGCGGGCCTCGTCATTTATGATGATAAATTCGCCTACAGCCACCACGGGACCGATCCGATCTCCGGGCAGCTGTGCAATGCCTTTGACCTGGTCCGTATCCACAAATTCGGTCATCTGGATGAGAAGACAGCTCCGGGAACCGAGCCCGGACGGCTGCCTTCATTCAAGGCCATGCAGGATTTCGCTGCAAAAGACGACGGCGTAAAGCAGGAACTGTTCCACGATATCGCCGCAGGCTTCGATGCAGATGTGGACACGGAATGGATGAAGAAGCTGGAGCTGGACAAAAAGGGGAATATCTTATCCTCTCCGGCCAACGTCAAGCGGATCCTCCGTTGTGATCCGTTCCTGTCCGGGCGGGTAGGTTATAACGAGTTTAGCTACCGGGTATGCGTCCTGGGGAACCTTCCCTGGGAACGCAGTACCGATACAGGCGACTGGACAGACAACGATGACAGCTGCCTCCGGAATTACTTATCAGAGACCTACGGGATCACCGGTGCCAATGTTATTTATGATGCCTGCGCCCAGGTGTTTATGGAAAAGAAATTCCATCCGGTACGGGATTATATCCAGAAATTGGAATGGGACGGTAAGCCCCGGGTCGATACGTTCTGGATCGACTATCTGGGTGCGGAGGATAACGAATACACACGCACCGTCACACGGAAGCACATGGTGGCAGCGGTCGCAAGAGTGTTCAAACCCGGATGCAAATTCGACTATGTTATCGTGCTCTCCGGGCCGCAGGGCATCGGAAAAAGCACCCTGTTAAATGACCTGGCCCGGGGCTGGTTCTGTGACAGCCTCCAGCGCGTGGACACAAAGGACGCCTATGAGCAGCTGCGGGGAGCCTGGATCATTGAGCTCTCTGAACTGTCGGCTACCAAAAAGGCAGAATCCGAAGCAGTAAAGCAGTTTCTGTCCAAACGGGAAGACCGTTTCCGACCGGCATACGGCAGAAGGGCCCAGACTTTTTCACGGCAATGCGTATTTTATGGGAGTACCAACGAACGCTTTTTCCTGCGTGACCGGACCGGCAATCGCCGGTTCTGGCCCCTGCCGGTAAGCGGATCCGGCTCTAAGGATTTCATGAACATCACGGATGAGGAGATCGGTCAGATATGGGCGGAAGCCTATACGCTATACCAACGTGGTGAAAAGCTGTATCTGAGTAAGGAGATGGAGAAGGAAGCCATCCGGATGCAGCAGGCAGCCTTTGAGGAAAACCCGCTGACAGGCATCATCCGGGAATACCTGGATACTTTGCTGCCGGAAGGCTGGAAGGACATGGACATCCATGAGCGCCGGGAGTTCCTGGACATGGGCGTGTTTGACCAAAAGACCGGAACGGAAAAGCGGGATCGGGTATGTACACTGGAGATTTGGTGCGAGGCGTTGCGGAAACCGGCAGAATCTATGAAGCCGATAGACAGTAGGGAACTAAATGCCATCATGGGCGCTATTGATGGTTGGTCACCAACTGTAGGGCTACATTACGGAAAATTATACGGAAAACAAAGAGGTTTTATACGTGTAAAACGGTAACAAAGCAGTTTTTTGCCCAAAAAACTTTGTTACCATTTTGAAGATTCTGTTACCGGCCTATTTTTACTGGTAACAAAAGTAACAGAAAACGTAACAGCGTTTTGGTAACAATGTCAACGGATGTCTACAGAATAAAATGTATTTTGTTGCCGTTTAAAACCCTTGCGGTTATTGGTTTTGAGAACTGTTGGTAACAAAAGTAACAAAAAATTATAAGAAAAACTATAGGTAATATATACGCGTAAAATACGCATGTAAACGCCTATACACACGTATATATATATATAGTGCAAAAAACTTTGTTACCATTGTTACCACTGAAAAAGAGGACTTTGCATATTATGCGACAACGGGAAAATGAAATTGAAAAGCGTTTGGTCAGTATTGTGAAGGACAAGGGCGGGCTGTGTTTGAAGCTGGCAAGCCCTGGACGGATCGGAGTGCCGGACCGGATCATATTATATCCGAATGGTGTGGTAGGATTCGCAGAGCTGAAACGTCCGGGGGAGGAACCACGGCCTTTACAGGAATACTGGCTGGAACTGTTGCGGAAGCTGGGACTGCCGGCGGAAGCGATCGATAATAAAACAGCCGCTGCGGAATATGCCCTGCGGCTGAAGATGGAATCCCTGAGGAGGGAAAAATGAGATTTATACCACACCGGTACCAGCAATATGCTATCGACCGGATCCTGTCGGAACCGAATGTCGGGCTGTTCCTGGACATGGGGCTTGGCAAGACGGTAATCACTCTGACCGCCATACAGGAGCTTATGTTTGACCGGTATGAAGTCAGCAAGGTGCTGGTCATCGCCCCGAAGTCCGTAGCGGAAAGCACATGGACGGCAGAAGCTTCCAAGTGGGAACACCTGAAGGATCTCAGGGTAAGCAGGGTTTTAGGTTCCAGCGCGGAACGCCTGGCAGCATTGCACCAGGAAGCGGATATCTATGTGATCAACCGGGAAAACGTGGTATGGCTGTATGACCATGCGAAGGACATGCCAAAGTTTGACGCATGTGTTGTGGATGAGAGCAGCAGTTTTAAAAATCACCAGGCAAAACGGTTCCGGGCCTTGAAGAAGATGCGGCCGATGTTTGACCGGATGATTCTGCTGACCGGTACCCCGACGGCCAACGGCCTGATGGACCTGTGGGCGCAGATGTATCTGCTGGATCAGGGGAAACGACTGGGGCGTACCATTACCATCTACCGGCAGCGCTGGTTCAAGCCGGATAAGACCAACGGTATGATCGTGTACAGCTATAAGCTGCTGCCGGGAGCGGAAGAGGAGATCACAAAAACCATATCGGACATCACTTTTTCCTTAAAAGCGGAAGACTATATCAGCCTTCCGGACCGGGTGGACAACGTGATCCGGCTGGAGATGCCGCCAAAAGCCCAGGCGCTGTATAAGAAAATGGAAAAGGAATATATCCTGGCATTCCCGGACGATACCCAGATCGTGGCGAACGATGCGGCGGGCCTGTCCAATAAACTGCTGCAGCTGGCCAACGGGTTTGCTTATGACCAGGACAAAAAGGCTATTGAGATCCACCGGGTGAAGCTGGAGGCGCTGCAGGATATCGTGGATACAGCGCCGGGCCCGGTACTGGTATTCTATGAATTTATCCACGACCGGGAGCAGCTGCTGCAGCTGCCCGGGGCGAAACAGCTCCAGTCTGATCAGGACGTGAAGGACTGGAACGCAGGAAAAATCAAAGTGCTTCTGGCGCATCCGGCATCTGCCGGTTACGGACTGAACCTGCAGGCCGGGGGAAGCACCATCGTATGGTACGGGATGCCCTGGAGCCTGGAACTGTATCAGCAGGCCAATGCCCGACTGCACAGGCAGGGGCAGAAGCAGACGGTAATCATCCACCATCTGGTGACCGCCGGCACGATGGACGAATCTGTACTGGCCGCACTGCAGAAAAAGCGGAAGGGGCAGGATGCCATGCTGGAAGCAGTGAAAGCGAAATTGGAGGCGTATAAGAATGAAAATAAGTAAAGTAATTTATTTACTGGCTGTATTCTGGCAGGTCCTCAACTGCTCCGCCTATTGTCACACGGGCAACCCAACAGCTTCCGGTGTGATGCCGGCAGTCGGTATGGCAGCAGCTGACCATCTTCCGTTTGGGAGCAAAGTTACCTTACCAGATGGTACGGTCGTAGTAATCCGGGACAGGATGGGCGGAAACTATACGGACCGGCTGGATCTGTTCAAGGCATCGGAAGATGAGTGCTGGAAATTTGGAAGGCAGATATTGAAATGCAAGGTGGAGGTGCCAAAATGAGAGAGATAGAATTCCGGGGAAAAGATGCTATTACTGACGAATGGATTTACGGAATTTATATCCCGGCCAGCTGCACCAAGCTGGGATATCATAGCATCATTGACGCAAGACACCGGAGAGAAGTGGATCCTGATACGGTGGGCCAGTACACCGGGGTGCGTGATTATGCAGGAACCAAAATCTATGAGGGTGATAGGGTGCAATTTTTAGGTGAACCCGCACTGTTGACAGTAAGATTCATTCGCGGTGCCTTTATGGCCGATGATGGCTCGGCAGTTTATCATCTGGATGATTATACCTGGCTGGTTATTGGCAATGTATATTATAAATAAGCTGATGATTATAATGCTAAGAGGCAATATAAGGGGGTTTATTAATGATTAAATACCGGGTTTATCTTACTATGGAGTTTGAAGCTGACGTGGAAGCCGAAAGCGAGGATGAAGCCAGAGATATATTGGCTAACCGTATTACTTATGGGGGTGGTCTGAAATCGTGGGGATGCGTAAAAAATGCCATAGTTAAACGTTACTGGGGTGGTGGCCATGTGATGAAGGGATGTGATCACGATGCTGAATGACAAGAACCAGAGCATGTGCTGGGAATGCCTGGCGAAATACGGAATCCAGTCTCAGCTGGTCAAATTGATGGAGGAGTGTTCCGAGCTGCAGAAGGCTACCTGTAAGATGATTATCTCCGAGCATACCAGCAATGCGTCAGATAATTTTTTGGAGGAGCTCGTTGATACCATCGTTATGTGCCAGCAGATGGTTCTTTTGTACCGCTTGCCCGGGAGAACCATCAATGAGATGGCAGCTGCGAAGCTGGAGAGGGCATTGGGAAAGGATGATTCGTAATGCTGTACATTCTCTGTTTATTTGTTGGTGCGATTATAGGGGTTATGGCTGCAGCGATGTGCGTGGCCGCTGACGATGACAGGAGATAGGAGGCTTTAGTTTGACAGCAAAAGAGTTTTTGGATTATGTGAAGAGCACGAGGGCTCTTTTGGAATCTTTACAAATCGAAAAGGGGAAGATATTGGAAGACGCTGCAAGATTAAAGCCTATTGATTATTCCAAGGACAGAATTGACAGCTCTAATGTGTATGACCTTTCCGATACGTTGGCCGCCATAGAATCCAAGATTGATAAGATCAACAATAAGATCATCTACGTCCTGGACCGGCTGGAGACGGTACGCATGGTGGCGGATATATGGATTGGTGAGCTGAACAATGGACATATCGAAGCGGTACTCCGGGACAGGCTTTTTAATAACCTGACTGTAGAAGAAATTGCAGAAGTCCACCATTGGTCTGTCAGACAGGTGTATATGCTGCAGGAAAAGGGGCTGAACCAAATCAGCGCCAATCATCCGGAAGGCTACGATCTCCCGAAATTCAAGATGCCGGAATAAAGTGTGCAGTATTTTGCAGTGTTTTGCAGTAAAGAATGTGGTAAAATGATAGTGTGGAAAACTGAACAGGGAAAGCCGCCAATTCGTTGTTCGTTACTCACCTCCTTATTAATCATGGGAACAGGAAGAGCTGTGCCAGCGTAAGACTGGTGCAGCTTTTTCTTTGCCATGACCCGTGGTACCCCCCGGGGTATCAAGGTACTGTCAGAAATAAAAAAGGATGAGGGTCTGGCGAGCCCCAAAAAATGGTTGTGTTTTACGAAAAAAAACGAGGTAAAAAAGTTTGGCTATCACGAAGAAGACACCGGAATCAAATTCTGAGTGGTGGATCCGTTCAACGCCTGAGACCGCTGCGTTCTTTGGGGTAACCGAAAAGACCATAAATATGTGGGCAAAGCAGGGAGCGCCGAAGAAATCACGCGGGGTTTGGGATATACGGGCGCTTGTGAATTGGAAATATCGCTCTGAATCTTCTCCGGAACAAAGAAAGCTGGAAGCGGAAGCCGCTTTAAAGGAAACGAAGTCTGAATTGGAGCGGATCAAGCTGGAAGTTGCTAAAGGAAATTACATAGAGACTACAAAAGTAACCGCAGAATTGAAACGTATCTTTTCGGGGATAAAGAAGACGTTGCTGGGCATGGGGCATAAAGTGGCTGCGGAAACGAACAGCCTTAACCCTGAATTTGCAATGGCCGCAAATAAGGTTGTGGATGAGACGGTGAAAGAAACCCTGCAGCAGCTCTCTGAGGGGAGGCTGAAGAGATGAACCCGCAAATCCCGCCTTACATTTCAGAGGCGTTGCTTTCCTTTCGGCCACCAGAGAAACTGACGGTTAGCGAATGGGCGGATAAATATAGGGAGTTGTCGGAAAAAGATTCGGCAGAGCCTGGTAAATGGAGAACTGCCAGAACACCGTACTTGAAAGAAATTATGAACGCTTTCAACCGACCCGGTATTACAGACATTGTATTTTGTGCTGGTACTCAGATTGGCAAAACGGCAATGGAGCAAAATATGCTTGGGTATGCCATTGATCAGGATCCCGGGCCGTGCCTTATTGTTTATCCAACAGACGAATTGGCAAAATTTACCAGTTCCAACAGGCTGCAGCCGATGATCCAATTGTCTCAGGTGCTACGAGATAAATATATGACCAACGAAAGCTCGGATCTGGAACTACAGTTTTCAGACATGTATGTTGCGCTGATCGGCGCGAACAGCCCTTCAAAATTATCTTCCAGGCCGGTACGATACATTTTCTTTGACGAAATAGATAAGTTTCCGCAGTGGTCAGGCGTTGAAGCGTCACCTATTGATTTGGCGGAAGAAAGAACCAAGACGTTTTGGAATAAAAAACGTGTTAAGGTTTCTACGCCGACTCTGGATAGTGGCAACATTTGGCAGGCATGGAAAAACGCAGATGCCCAATATAAGTATGAGGTGTGCTGTCCACATTGCGGGCAGTGGCAAATATTTGAGTTTAAGCAGATAAAATGGCCTGAAAATACGACCCCTCAGGAAGCTGGTATGACTGCATATTATGAGTGCCCTTCTTGTAAAGCGAGAATTGATGATGCTCACAAAATAAGTATGATCCGTGAAGGAAAATGGAAACTGATTAACAGCCCGAAGGGCCGGATCCGTTCCGTAGGCTATCATCTAAGCTCCTTATATTCTCCCTGGCTGACGTGGGGAGATATCGCGTCCCAGTTTTTAAAAAGCAAGGATCTCCCGGAATCACTTATGAACTTTGTGAATTCCTGGTTAGCCGAGCCCTGGGTCAATAAAGCCAATCGGATGCGTTCAGATGTGGTGATGGAAAAACAGCTTGAATATTCCCGCGGAGTAATTCCGGAACAGGCCCAGCTCGTTACGATGGGTGTTGACGTTCAGTTAGATCACTTTTGGTGGGGAATTCGGGCATGGGGACCACATATGACTTCCTGGCTTGTTGATTATGGCAGGGCAGAAACATGGGCGGACTTGGAAACGTTTATGCTGCGCAACTGGCCAGATAACAATGGTGAAATCCGTAACGTAAACCTGTGTTGCATCGATTCCGGTTACCATCCGGAAGAAGTTTATATGTTCTGCGCCAAACACATGGGCCTTGCCGTGCCGACCAAAGGCAGTTCACGCCAATTAACAACCCGCTATAACATATCACGCCTGGACAAAGGCCAGAGCCGGTATGCATATAGCTTAAATTTATATACGTTTGACACAAACCAGTTTAAAGACTTTATCGCAGGCCGGTTATCCATAGAAGCCGGAGTTCCCGGTTCCTGGAATGTTTACCAGGGTGTTGACCGCAGGTATTGCGATATGGTTTGTGCCGAGCAGAAGGTAGAACACCAGGATAAAAAAGGCAGAATTACTTTTACCTGGGAAAAAATTGCAAGTCATGCAGCCAATCATATGCTGGACGTTGAGACCAATAACGCTCTGGCGGCAGAAATTCTTGGCGTGCGTTATTTGCAGGAAGAAGTACCGCAAGTTCAACACCCGCCGGATAGAGCTAATTCATCAAAAGAAGACGATTATTGGGCGGGTGTTAACTTAGATTTTTAAAGAAAGGAGCGGGGTGCAAATGGCAATTGAATCTTTACGCACTCAGTTAGAACGAGTGCAGGCAGCTATTGCGGCTATCGAATCGGGCGCACAGTCCTATCGGATCGGCAACAGAAGCCTTACCAAAGCGGATTTGGCTACCTTGTACAAACGGGAAGCTGCGTTGAACCAGGCAATTGCGGAAGAAGCTTCCGGTGGCTTGTGCATTACATTTGCCGCCACAGGTGACTTGTAATGGCTATACAGCTGTTGGAAAAGATGATTGAAGCGGTATCGCCGCAGTGGGCAGCCCGGCGCGAGGCGTACCGGAATGCAATCCGCTATTATCAGGCGGGCGAAGTTAATCGTTTTAATTCAAAATGGATTCCGGTCAATGAAACGGATCAGGAAAACATCGAACGGGGAGAACGGGATTTAATCCGGGCTCGCTGCAGGTGGTTGGAACGGAACAGTGATATCGCACAAAGTGCAGTTGCAGGTGTTGTGCGTAACGTGGTTTGTACTGGTATCCGCATGCAGGCACGAACAGAAAATGAAGAGCTGAACCAGAAAATTGAAGACGCTTTTAACAGATGGGCAAAAGCTTCAAATTGCGATATTACAAAACAGCAAAACTTTTATGAAATCCAACGAATGGTACTGGAAAGGAAATTCGTGGATGGAGAAGTTTTGATTAAAAAAATTACTGCAAGTGGCCGTAAGGTTCCGTTTGCGCTGCAGGTGCTGCGGTGTGATTTGCTTGACAGCTCTTTGGTTTATGCGCCGAAAAGTGGCAACGTGATTCGTTCTGGTATTGAGCTGACCGATTATTTGGAACCGGTTGCGTATTGGGTAAATCCCAAAACGCCTGATGGATATGAAAAACTGTCTCCTGACAGAATTCCTGCAGAAGACATTATTCATTTATGGAGCAAACGGTATCCGGATCAGATTCGGGGTATCAGCGACCTGGCTGTTTCTACAAAACGAATTAAAGATCTGGATGAGTACCTGGATGCAGAGACGGTGGCGGCCAAGCTGGCTGCATGTTTCAGTATTTTTATTACAAAACAAAACTTCGGCGTCGGTATGGCAAACATGGCAAAGCAACAGGGGCTTGTGGACGCGGAAGGAAAACCATTAACGCGTATTCGTCCCGGCATGATCGTACAACTTGCTGCAGGGGATGACGTGAAGGCGGCCAATCCTGGCAGAAGTGCAACGACTGCAGGAGAATATGCCAACCTGCACCAGCGTTTGATTGGCGCAGGGCAGGGGCTGTCCTACGAAATGATTTCCAGGGACTTTAATAAGGCTAGTTACTCCGCGGCACGGCAAGGAAACCTTGAAGACCGGCGGACTTTTATGCCATTACAGGACTGGCTGATAGAACATTTCTGCCAACCTGTTTACGAGACCTGGTTAGACCGAGCCGTGCTCGCCGGAGAACTATATATACCCGATTACTTTTCTGACCCAGATAAATACCATAATGCAATTGAATGGATAAAGCCGGGTTGGCAGTCAATTGATCCAGAAAAAGAAGCGATGGCTGACATTATTGAAATGCGAAACGGGTGTAAAACAATGGCGCAGCAGTGCGCAGAACACGGACTGGATTGGCGCGATCAGCTGGCACAGATGGCCAAAGAAAAAGAATTGGCTGAGGAACTGGGCCTGATATTGCCTATACATACACCTGAAAGTGTTCAAGCGGCAGAAAGTAATCATAATACGGAGGGAAACGATAATGGGTGAAAAAGAAAAAGACGAACTCCTCCGGAATCTCGAAAATAACGTTTTACAAAGGGAATTGGATGCGAGTTCTGCTATTGATGAGGAGAACAGAACAGTATCGCTGAGTTTTTCCAGTGAAGAACCTTGTGACAGGTGGTTCGGCAAAGAGATTCTGTGTCACGATGAAGGATGTGTAGACCTGACGCGACTGCAAGAAATTGGTGTTTGTCTGTTCAATCATGATGTAGATAAGCCTATTGGTAAAATTCTTGAGGTGAACGTCGGACCGGATCTTCGAGGTCATGCAAAAGTTCAGTTCGACGAAGATGAAAAATCAGACTTGGTTTATCAAAAGGTGAAAACCGGAACGCTTAAAGGCGTTTCTGTCGGCTACAGGATCCGCGTGATCGAAGAGGTTGCCTCAGGGGAAACTTCTACAAATGGACGCTTTGAAGGACCCTGTTATGTAGCGACAAAATGGGAACCGTTAGAGATATCTATTGTGTCTGTTCCCGCTGATGCGAATGTTGGTGTTGGCCGTTCTGTAGAAATCGGAGGCACTGATATTAATAAAAATTCTATTTTAGAAAAAGGAGAGAAAAAAATGGACGAAGACAAGAAGAAAGTCGAAACTCCGGCTGTGGATACGGAAGCAATCCGTAAAACAGCAATTGAAGCAGAACGCGCCCGCGTATCTGAAATCGAAGATGCATGCCGTTCCTTCGGTATTGATTCCGCTGAATTTATTAAATCCGGCAAATCTATCGAAGATGTTCGTGCAGACATCCTGCAGCAGTTGGCCAAACGCCAGGCTCCGACAAAAGTTGAAGTTGGCGAAACCGACAAGGAAAAATTTATTAAAGCTGCTACTGATGGTCTGGCTTTGCGTGCGGGCGTAAAAGTAGAAAAACCGGCAGATGGTGCGGAATCCTTCCGTGGCATGAGCATGCTGCGCCTGGCTTCTGAATTCTATGCGAAAGAAACAGGTCGTTCTGCTTCTAACATGTCCGACATGGACTTAGTTCGCTCGGTATTTACCGGCGAAGGTGCTTTCCCTCATATTATGGCAGACGTAGCTCATAAAGAACTGCTGAACGCTTATAATGAAGCATCTACCACCTTCCAGTTTTGGACTGGTATCGGATCCAATTCCGATTTCAAGCCTGCCCATCGTGTAAGCCTGTCTGCTGCAGCATCTCTGGATGAGGTGAAAGAAAATGGCGAATTCAAACACGATGAAATTACCGACAATGATGCAACTGCGGTAATTGGTACTTTTGGAAAAGCATGGACTATTTCCCGTAAAGCTATCATTGATGATGATCTAGGTGCCCTGACCGAGCTGCCTCGTCTGTATGGTGCAGCTGCCCGTCGTACCATCAACGAAAAAGTTTATGACCTGCTGGTGAATGGCGGTACCAATATCTTCAGTGCCGCAAAAGGAAACTTGGGTTCTTCTGCTCTGAGTCTGGAAGCTCTTGCAGCAGCCATCGCTGCGATGAAGAAGATGAAAGATCCGCGCAGCAAAGCGTTCTTAAATCTGAGACCCGCATTCCTGATTGTTCCTCCGGAACTGGAATTCGCTGCAGCACAGCTGATCAATTCTACCGTTGACCCGACTAAGAACAATGCTGCTATTAACCCGCTGGCTAATTCCCTGCAGATTGTTTCTGATGCAAACCTGACTGATGCAAATGACTGGTTCCTGGCAGTAGCTCCCAGCGTACTGAAATCCATTGAGGTAACCTACCTGAATGGTCAGCAGGCTCCGGTGGTTGAAACCGCTATTGATTTTGACAGCCTGGGTGTTAAGAATCATGTTTATATCGATTTCGGTGTAAACCTGATTAACTATCGTGGCTTGTATAAAGCTAACGTACAGTAATTGAGAGGAGGAAAACATAATGGCTGATTTCGTACAGGACGGAAAAGTAATTGATGTAACCTTATCCGCTGATGCAGCTTATCATGAAGCCATCGTTGTAGGCGATCGTGTAGGTGTAGTTTTAGCCGCGGGCGCTGCGAATGAAGTTGTTCCTGTGGCTATGGAAGGTGTGTTTATGCTTCCGACCGAAGCATCTACTCTTGCTGTAGGAACTGCGGTTTCTCTGGCGAATGGTAAAGTTGTATCCGGAGCCACTTCCGGAACAGTTGCCGGCTTTGTTGCCGGTGCCGTTGCCGGTGGGTATGTTCCCGTAAAAATTAACGCTTAAGGTGATTATTGTGAGCGCGTTCAAGGATATGGTTGCCGCGGACTGCAGCGAAGTTTTTATTAACATCGATGAATTTGCGGAGGAACATAATTTAAACGGCAACACTTGTGCCTGTATTGTACAAAACATTACTTCTGATGATGATTTGACTACTGGGAACATGGAAGCACGCAAATTATATGATATCTATGGGGTGCATAAGGAAGTCAATGTCGTAAAGGATTCTCTGGATGAAACACCGGTCTACGGGCAGACGTTTTATTTAGATGACGCGCTTTATACTGTCATGGACGTGGCGGATGATATGGGAATCTTAACAATTGTATTGGTGGCGAATAACCGATGAAAATTACTTTTGATGAAAGAGTGATGGCGCAGGCGCAATCAGCTCTGCGTGCAGCGCCTAAGCGTGTTAAGTTTGCCGCAAGTGCGGCTATTAATCGCACAGTAACTAAGCTGCGGGCGCAGGTTTCAAAGCAGATTGTTAAGAATTATTTCATTCATTCACGAGACGTAAAAGCATCCATCACCACAAAACGCGCGAACAGTAACGCACTAAAAGGCGTGGTGGCATCCACGGGTTCCCCTTTGCTGTTAACTCATTTTAAATTAAACCCCAACCCTAAAAGGCTGATTGCAGAGAATAAGATGGCCGCTGCCGGAGGCCCAAAGCGCCGAAGGAGAAGAAAACCCATGACCGTCAGAGTTAAACGCAGCGGCTCATCTGCAACGGTTCCGGGATTGTTTGTTCAAAAATCATCACGAAGTGGATATGCCGGACCTATGTTAAGATATTTGCGCACACGGTACCCTTTGCGGATCCCTTATGGGCCATCCGTTCCGCAGATGTTTGGGAATCCGAAGGTCTTGGAGCAGCTGGCGCCGCAAGCGGAAGCGTATTTAAATAAACGCTTTCTGCATGAGGTACAAGTGCAGTTAGGCAGGATTTGAGGTAATTATGACTACAACGGAACTAATGAAAAATTTAAAAGAGTATCTTGCCCAGGTGGTTAAAGATTACGATGCGCAGCAAAAGGAAAAAATTGTTCCGATTGTTGTGTATGAGGGATTCCCGCCGATCCGTACTGCCGCAGAAGAAAAAGCTTCTTTTATTTATTGTTTGGTAATTAACTGGGAAGATTCTTCAAACGACTCTCTAAGCGATGCGAAAGTCGAAATAGGGTTCTCCATTTATGATGAGGATACGCGGGATGGCTGGCGCAGCCTGTTCAACGTTATGGAACATGTGCGGCAGGCACTGTTAAAACAGCGTATAATAGCACAACGAAATATGTTGGTGCTGCCGATACAAGGAGAAATTTTGGATGAACAGCCTTACCCCCAGTGGCAGGGAAAGATAACCACAACGTACACAATTGGGCAACCGGTTCAGGAGGGGATAGATTTTGACAGCTACCAAGAAACAAAAGCTTATTAAACAGTTAGTTTACATTGGGCCGACCTTATCAGAAGGGCGGCTTTCTTTTGCTACGGTCGTAATTGGTGGTACTCCTGCACATCTGCAGGATTTGCTGGAACAGAATCCTTGGTTTACTAAGCTTTTTGTTCCGGTTTCAAAAATGGAAGAATCCATTAAAGCGACCAAAGAAAAAGGTTCTTATTTCAATATTTTATACAACAAAGCTAAGGAGGTATAAACATGGCTTATAGACATGGCGTGTACTGTTCTGAGGTACCGACCAGCATTATTCCGCCGGTTAATGTCGAGGCGGGCCTTCCGATTATCTTCGGTACAGCTCCCGTACATCTGGCAACTGACCGTGCTGCAGCCAACAAACCTGTCCTGTGCTACAGCTACAGCGAAGCAGTTGCGGCAATGGGTTATTCCGGCGACTGGGACAAGTACACATTGTGCGAAGCAATTTATTCGCAGTTCGCTCTGTACAACAGGGCTCCGATCGTACTGGTCAACGTACTGGACCCGGCAACCCATAAGACTTCCGTTTCCAGCTCCGAAGTAACTGTAACCAATAAAGTGGCTACTGTTGCCGAACCGGTTCTGCTTGACACCCTGAAGGTCAAGAAAGCCGCCGCAGGCCAGCCTTTGACGGAAGGCACCGACTACACCGCCGCTTATAACGACGATGAGGAGCTGGTCATTACCGCACTGGACGGTGGTGAAATCGCATCCGCTTCCAGCATTTTCCTTGACTACGACAAAGTAAATGCTTCTGCGGTAACTGCTTCCGATATTATCGGTGGCGTAAGCGTAACTACCGGCGCCAAACTGGGCTTGGAATGCCTGAATGATGTGTTCCCGCTGTTCGGCTTAGTGCCCGGCATGGTACTGGCTCCCGGCTGGTCACAGAATCCGGAAGTGGCAGCGGTGATGAAAGCCAAAGCCGGCAACATCAACGAGCATTTCAAAGCTATCGTCCTGACCGATGTGCCCACCGACACCGTGAAGAAATACACGGACGTAGCCGCATGGAAGAACAACAACAGCTACACTGGCGAAAATCAGGTAGTCTGCTGGCCTATGGTTCGCCTGGGTGATGTTCTGTATCATATGTCCACCCATATGATGGGCGTTATCGCACAGACTGACAGCGCAAACGACGACATTCCGTATGTAAGCCCGTCCAACAAAGCGATTCAGATTAACGGCACCTGCCTGGCAGACGGCACCGAAGTAGTGCTGGGACCGGAACAGGCCAACTATCTGAATGGCCAGGGCATTGTTACGGCGCTGAACTTCATCGGCGGCTGGAAGTCCTGGGGCAACCGCACCGGCTGCTATCCCGGCAACACCGATGCCAAAGATGCGTTCATCTGCATCCGTCGTATGTTCAACTGGCATGCGCAGACCTTTATCCGGACATACTGGGCAAAAGTAGACGCTCCGATTAACAAACGGCTGATCCAGACGGTACTGGATTCCGAAAACATTCGGCTGAATGGCCTGACTGCTCGTGGTGCCCTGTTAGGTGGTCGCGTAGAGTTTCTGGAAGAGGAAAACCCGACCACGAACCTGCTGGACGGCATCATCCGGTTCCACACCTATCTGACCCCGCCCACTCCGGCACGGGTTATCGAAGATGTGATCGAATACGATCCATCTTATTTCAGCGCTCTGTTTAGCTGAGAAAGGAGGAATAGTACATGAATGTAGTACCTGAATTACTGCGTAATTTCAGAGTTTATGACGAGGGAAATGATTTACTCGGAATCTCTGATGTGGAAATGCCTTCTTTAGAGGCTATGACCGAAACTGTAAAAGGCGCTGGCATTGCCGGTGAAATTGATAGCCCGGTTGTTGGTCATTTTGGAAGCATGGAATTAAAGCTGAACTGGCGTACTGTTATTAAAAACAACACTAGTCTGGCAGCCCCGAGAAGTCATCAGCTTGACCTTCGTGGTGATCAGCAGACATATGATTCCAGCGCTGGTGTTTATAAAACCAGTGCATTAAAGGTGGTAGTACGGGGCGTACCGAAAACCACTGAATTAGGAAAGATGGATGTTGGAACCAGTACTGATACCAGCAACACCTTTGAAGTGAATTATCTGAAGGTGGATATTGATGGCAGAACCGTAATTGAGATTGACAAATATAATTACATTTGCAAAATCGACGGAATTGATTATTTATCTGAAAGCCGTGAAGCGCTGGGGCTGGTATAAAGTAGCATAAAAGAAGCGCCTGTCCGTGATGGCAGGCGCTTTTTGCTAAGGAGGAGAAAACATGAAAGTATCATTAATACATCCTTTTAGAATTAAAGATGAAGAGGTTTCTGAGATCGACTTAGATTTTGAAAAACTTACCGGCAAACAGTTAGCGGATGCAGAAAGGGAAGCTCGCGCAATGGGAGACCAAACTCCGTCCGTGATGGTTTCCATGCAATATCATTCAATAATTGCGGCAAAACTGATTGGTGTGTCGGTTGATGATGTTTTGGGAATGAATGCAGTAGACTTTAAAAACATCATGGTACAGGTGGCTTCTTTTTTTCTTCAATAGAGATAAAAAGCACAAAACAAATAAAAGAACTGACTGTTGCAATGGCTATGGCCACATATACACCAGTCAGCTTTTATTTAGAACTTACGCTTTATGAACTCTATGAGTACTCAGAGATAATAGCGCAAAGATTAAAATCTTAACTTTGCACAGAGGGAAGTCAGAAGATTATCAAACATCATCATGATGTTATGGAATACATACGCAAGGATTGAAGCGACAAGTACGCCAAGAATCCCAAATACTACCCAAGAGAAATAGATAAAAAAAGAACTTTGTGCATCAAACAACGCGGCAAGAGTTGTTCCAACTGCTGCCCCGCACAAGGTTCCATAAAATAAACCTATTAATAAAATAACTACGTCACCACAACAAATGCCTAATTTATACCAGCCGGCATCGTTATCAAGGATTGAGACAAACTTTTGTAACATGATTTTCATCTCCCTTGGAAATATAATATCAAATTAAGCGAGGAAAGGCAATATGGCAGGTAAAGAATTCACATTCGCTTTTCAAATAACATCAAAACTGGCGAAAGGTTTTGGAAATGCTTTTTCTGAAGCTTATTCACAGACTTCAAAACTGTATAACAATTATAAATCATATAAGCAAATTTTTGAGAGTGTAAATGATGCTTACCGTCAAGGCATTATAAATGTGGAGAGTTACAACAATGCTTTGAGTAAAATTCCTTTTGTTTACAAAAAAGCGTTTGAAAATCCGGATTTGCCAAGGAAAATGACAGAATCCTTTGTTCGAGGCAAAGCACTTCGGACACTTGGTGGGGCGGGAATGCAGTGGGCTACAAACACATCTGCAAAATTGTTTGAACTGACCAAAGAAGCTCGGGAATTTGAAGAAGCGATGGCCGATGTACGTAAAGTTGTTGATTTTGACAGTCAAGATCAATTCAAATCCATGAGTAAAGATATTTTGAATATGTCTACAAGGATACCTATGGCAGCAAATGACCTGGCTCAAATTGTTGCCGCAGGTGGCCAGTCTGGCATTGCTCGTCAAGATTTAACGGCCTTTGCTGAATCTGCAGCAAAAATGGGCATTGCTTTCGATATTACCGCGGATCAAGCTGGCGAAATGATGGCGAAGTGGCGAACTGCTTTCAAAATGAACCAAACGCAGGTTGAAACGTTAGCAGATAAAATCAATTATCTGGGAAACACAACTGCTGCGTCTGCACCATTGATTTCGGACGTCGTTACTAGAATAGGTCCATTAGGTGCTGTTGGAGGTTTGGCTTCCGGAGAAATAGCCGCCATGGGTGCCAGTCTTGTTGGTGCTGGTATCCAATCTGAAGTCGCTGCAACAGGGTTGAAAAACTTTATCTTGACAATGGCTTCCGGGGAATCGGCCACGAAAACTCAACATGAAGCTTTTGCGAGGTTAGGACTTGATGCAGAAGATATGGCAGCAAAGATGCAAAAGGACGCAAAGGGCGCGATTATTGAGGTGCTGACTGCCATAAACAGCATAGACAAGGTTAAGCAAAGTGCTGTTTTAAAAGACTTGTTCGGGAAGGAATCTATTGGCGCTATAGCTCCATTATTAACTAACCTTGACAATCTGAAATCTAATTTTGACGCGGTTGCAGATTCTGCAAAATATACGGGAAGTATGAATGCAGAGTTTGAAGCCAGAAGTAAAACCACTGCTAATAGCCTGAAATTACTGGAGAATAACGCAAAGGCCTTGAAAACGTCTTTTGGTAGTGCACTTCTCCCGACCATCCAAACACTGGCTTCCGGGACCGGAGGGCTGGCAAGTGCTATCACAAAATGCGCCAATGAACATCCTGCGCTAACTAATGGTATTGCTACGTTTGCTGTTGGTGTAGTTGGTCTAGTGGCCGGCATAAGTGCATTAACTTATGCGTTTGGAACGCTTTCGTTTGCCTTTAATGTTGGTAAAGCAGGCATAGATATGATGCGAAAGAGCACCCTTTTGTATGATGCTACGACAAAGATAGTTAGTGTCTCTGTAAAAGCATGGAGCCTGGTGCAAGGTGTGTTAAACGCTGTTATAGCAGCATGTCCTATTGGATGGTTGCTTATCGGATTGGCGGCATTGGTGGTTGTCGGTACTGCAATCTATCGGAATTGGGATACCATTAAAGCAAAATGGACCGAATGCTGGAACAGTTTTTCTCAATCATACCCGAAAATTGCTAAAATATTTGAGGGTATAGCAAGTGTTATTGCCACTCCATTCCGGCTGATCAGCAGTTTTGTTGACAAGATTAAAGAGGCGATTGGATTAGGGCCAAGCCTGCCGACGGGCGATAGCCTGCGTTCATTAAAGGGTGATGGCGTTGCGAGAAACGCCACTGGCGGCATCTATGGCAAAGGCGCATTCCTTACCACATTCGCCGAAAAATCCGGTGAATCTGCTATCCCCCACACACCGAATCGGAGGAACGTTTCCCTGTTGGCCAAGACCAATGAAATCATGGGCAACCCTCTCGGCGGTGGTGGAATCAATGCGACCTTCGCCCCGGTTATCAACGTTTCCAATGGAGCGGATGCCGGACAGATTAGCCAGCTGATGGACGATAAGATGCGTGAGTTTGAAGCCATGCTGAAGCGTGTAGCGGATAACCGCAGGAGGATGTCTTATGCCTAAAACTTACACAACGATTCAGGGCGACTGCTGGGACGGCATCGCCAAAAGAGTATATGGCAGCGAAGACGGAATGAACACACTGCTGGAAGCCAACAGCAAATACTCGGAAACGGCGGTATTTGGCGCAGGAGAGGTTTTAACGGTGCCGGACTATGAGCCGCCCAAGACCGACCTGCTCCCGCCCTGGAGGCGCTAAATGGACGCAAAAAGAGTAACTGCAACAATTCTGTATGACAACAAGGATATCTCTGCTGACCTTGCGGTGTTTTTGAAGGCCCTGAGCTATACGGACAACATGTCCGGGGAAGCGGACGGTTTGGATCTGACACTGGAAGACCGGCAAGGGTTATGGCAAAGCGACTGGCTCCCGGAGAAAGGCGCCACACTGGATGCCACATTACATTCTACCAACTGGGATTCCATGTATGAGGGCATCAAGACGCTGAAGCTGGGGCTGTTCGAAATCGACGAGCTGACCAGCAGCGGGTACCCTTCCGAAGTGCAGATACGTTCCGTATCGGTTCCGGAGAACAACAAGCTCCGTGGGGTTGAACGTACACGAAGCTGGGAGAAAGCAGAGCTGAAGACGATTTGCAACGATGTGGCCACCGGTGCCGAGATGGAGCTGGTATTCGATACGGAGAAGAATCCGAAGATTGACAGAGCCGAGCAGACAGAGCAGTCTGACTTGGCTTTTTTGTTGGCTCTGACCCGTGACCAGGGGCTGGCTCTGAAGATACACGAAAAGAAAGTCGTTGTATTCGATGAGACGAAATACGAGGAAGAGGAAGCCAAAATCACGATAGTGAAACCCCGTACGATGTTTGTTCCGTCAGGAGACCAAGCCTATGTGCTGAATGTGCTGGGATATTCGTTGAGCAACAAGACAAGGGATATCTACAAGGCCTGCCACGTAAAGCATCAGCAGAGCAAAACCAAGGCCGTTATCGAGGCGACTTTTACCGACCCCGACAAAAAGGACAAGGAAGGTAAAACGCTGGAGATTAAGGAACAGGTGGAGACCATTGCGGATGCGGAACGCCTGGCGAAGAAACGCCTCCGGGAAAAGAACTGCGAGGAATGGACCGGGAGCTTCAACGTGGTTGGCAATTTCAACCTTGTGGCGGCTGTCACTGTCAACCTGTTAGGCTTCGGAGCGTTCGACGGGAAATACATTATCACAAGGGCTTCTCACAGTATCGGCAGCGGGTATCAGACAAGTATTGATGTAAGGCGGTGTTTGAATGGATATTAGAGATATTTTCCGTATCGGAAAAGTAAGCTCCGTGAACGGCGCCAACTGTACCGCCAGAGTTACGTTCCCGGACAAGGACGATATGGTGAGCGCAGAGCTCCCGATCGTCGTTGTCGGGAGCCACGGAACAAAAGGCTACTGGGTGCCGGAAGTTGATACGCAGGTGCTATGTTGTTTCCTCCCGAACCCGTCCGGACGTGGAATGAATGACGGCTTTATTCTGGGCGCCTTTTACAGTGTGCAGGACCCGCCGGAACAGACGAACGAAAAAGTCCGCTGTATTAAGCTGCCCGATGGGTGCTTCATCGAGTTTGACGGCGCCGGGAATATTCACATTCACGCCACCGGGAATCTGACGTTGACCGGTGCCAACATTTTCTTAAATGAGTAACGGAGGTGGAATGATGCCGGCAGTAACAAGACTTGGGGACTTAGATACTGGACATGATGCGTGCGGCCCTACTGCTCTGGTTACTGCAAGCCCGAACGTTTTTATCAACGGTAAGGCTTGCGGGAGAGTCGGTGACAGTTATGCACCACACGGATGTGTAGTGCATCCTTCCCACACAGCACATATTGCCAGCGGCTCCAGCACAGTTTTCGTAAACGGAATCCCCATAGCAAGAATCGGCGACCCCGTGGACTGCGGCGGAAGCGTGGCGCAAGGCAGCGGGAATGTTTTCGCAGGAGGATAAAAAATGATTGTCGGATATATGGGAAAAATACCTTTTATTACATCCCGGCAGTACCTTCTGACGTTAGATGATTATTCAAGGAACTCGGAAGGACGCTGGGCGAAACACGATATTATCGGGGACAAGCCGGTGCTGGAATTTCTGGGTCCGGATACGGAAAAAATCTCCATGAAGATCCAGCTCCGCCGTGACCATGGCGTGAACCCCGAAAGCATTTTGAGACAACTGGAAGAAATGCGGGACACCGGCGAAGTATTTCCGCTGGTTTTAGGCTCCAAGGTTATCGGCAACCTAATCAAGAAATTCGTTTCGGGGCAGGCCTTCGGCTCCAGCTCCGGGCTGTGGGTGCTGAAAGGCCTGAGCGAAGTTGTCAAGCATTGGGCCGGTGGGAACATGTACTGCGTGGATGCCACCGTCACGCTGGAGGAATATCCGGGGAGGCTGATCTGACATGGAATACTTGATTCAGGCAGGCGGCCTGTCCAATATTAACTTCTCCCCGGCTACCGTTGTGGAAGAGATTTTGCAGAACATCAAATGCATTCTGAACACAACGAAATTCAGCGTACCGCTTGACCGGGACTTCGGCATCGATGCCAGTTTTATAGACATGCCCATGGATGTTGCCAAAGCGCAGTTCGTTTCGGAAGTCATTTTGGCGGTGGCCAGATATGAGCCCCGGGCGGCTGTGACAAACATCGACTGGGAGCATGACATTGACGGGATTTTAAGACCGAAAGTGCAGGTGAGAATTGATGAAACTTAGTGATTTGCCTGACATTGTTTTTGTAGATGCCAGCGTAGCGACAGTACAGACGGAAGTATTTGCCATCTACAAAGAAATAACCGGCAGGACGCCAGCTAAAGGCGACCCTATCCGGTTATTTTTATTGACCATGACTTATATCTTCGTCCTGTTGCTGAACGCCATCAACGAAACAGGAAAGCAGAATCTTCTGCGGTATGCGAACGAGTACAAGCTGGAGCATATCGGGGCGTTGGTAGGATGTGACCGCATTCCTGCTGCGGCGGCAGTAACCACCATGGAAGTAACGCTGTCAGAAGAACAGAGTGTGGCCACTATCATTCCTGCAGGGACAAGATTTACTGCTGGTGATGGTATCTTTTTTGCGCTGGATGAAGCAATGGTCATTGCGGCAGGAGATACAACGGGAACCGGTTCTGCGACCTGTACGGTTACCGGAACGGATGGCAACGATTATCCGGTTGACGCCATCAATACATTGGTGGACCCGGTGCCGTACGTGGCCAGCGTATCTAACATCACCGTATCAGAAGGCGGCGCAGGAACGCAGGAAGACGACGATTACCGGGAAGCCATCCACGAAAAGCCGGAAAGCTTCTCCACGGCTGGGCCTACGGGTGCATATGAATTCCATGCAAAGCAGGCTTCCGCTCTTATCTCTGACGTGTCGGTTATCTCCCCCACGCCGGGAGATGTCGAAATCCGTCCTTTGCTGAAAGGCGGTGTTATTCCCGGCCAGGAGATTCTGGACATGGTAAGCGAGCATTTAAACACTCGGACGATCCGACCGCTGACCGACCATGTATCGGTACTGGCGCCTGCGACTGTCAGCTACAATGTGAATCTCACATACTACATTGACAACGAAAACGCTACCATGGCCAGCACGATTCAGTCGGCGGTTACGGAAGCGGTCAACAATTACGTGGCATGGCAGAAAGATAAACTCGGTCGGGATATTAACCCTTCCGAGCTGATCAGACTGGTCATGCAGGCCGGGGCCAAACGTGTTACCGTTACGGCTCCTGTGTTTACGGCATTGAATGGAACGCAGGTTGCCGTTGCGGATACTGTGACCGTGAACATGGGAGGATTTGAAGATGAGTAATCTTTCCGAAGTCAAAATCAAAGACATTCTGCCGTCCAGTATTGCGGCAGATCAGAATGTGCAGGAACTCAGTGAAACGGCAGACCGGTACATGCACAATATCTACGAAAAGTTGCAGTGCATACTTCTGTTACCGAATTTGGACACGCTTCCGGAAGATGTGGTTGATTCGCTGGCTTGGCAGTATCACGTTGATTTTTATGAAATGGACATGGATATTGCGAAGAAACGGAACATGGTACGGGAGGCTATCTACTGGCACCTTATCAAAGGCACTCCGGCAGCGGTAGAAAAAGTGGTAACGGCCGTTTTCGATTCTGCGGTTGTGCAGGAAAACTGGGAATATGGAGGCCGTCCGTATTGGTTCCGGGTGACCGGCATCACAGAACCGCTGACAGATGCAGACACTATCCAGCGGTTGACCAATGCCATCAACTCCGCAAAAAACACCCGGAGCTGGTGCGAGGGCATCGGCTTCCGGCGTGAAATTGACCAGACGGTGTATGTTGGCACTCCTATCCTGCACCACAAAAAGATTGTCGTTTATCCGTCCAATTTCCGGATGCCGGATATTGATACTCCGGTCCATACGGGAATCCCAGTCAAAGTACATAGAAAGGTGGTAATCAGTAATGCCTAACTGGAGCGGTGCGATTTTAACTAACAAAGGCAGGAACCTGCTGGCCAAGGTACAGCAGGGACGATGTAATCTTACCTGCACGAAAATGAAACTCGGTTCCGGGACCATATCGGGAAGCCAGACTTTGGAAACGCTGACCGACTTGGTAGAACCGAAGCAGAACCTGGGTATCACAAACTTAACATTCCAAGAAACCGGATATTGTGAAATATCCGCAACAGTAACCAATGCAGGATTACAGACCGGCTATTACGTTAAGGAAGCTGGCCTGTTTGCGACAGACCCCGACGATGGGGAAATTTTATATGCCGTCACTACGGATACGGCGCCTGATTATCTCCCGGCAGAAGGCGGGGCAACTATCGTATCGGAAGAATTCTGCATGGCCATCGGGTTCAACAATGTATCGGACATTTCGGCAGTACTGAATGCGACCAGCCTGATTACGCTGTCACAGGCGCAGGCGATGCATAAGAAGCTGTTACGGATCTGCCCGATGAGCGAAAAGCCTACGATGATGGACGACGATGGTATTTGGGTAGAGATTCCGGAGGGCTGATATGTTTGAGGTAAAAGGCGGTCATATTTACCATACCCGAGGCGATACGGCAGACTTCAACCTCGGTGTGACGGTAGACGGGGAACCGGTTACAGACTATGAAGCTACTTTTTCTGTGAAGAAAACACTGAAAGATACAGAGTATCTGTTCCAGGCTCCGGTAACAGAAGGCAATGTCCACATTTCGCACGATGCTACGAAAGACCTTCCCTTTGGGCGGTTTTTCTATGATGTGGAAATCCATCTGCCCGATGGAACCGAGGAAGGCCGTTATGTAACCGTTGGCCCGTTCGAATACAATCTGATGCCGGATGTGACGAGGTGAGGCTATGGCGACAGGCAAATATAAAATCGACATCAATACACCGGAAGTAAAGCTGGATATCCATACTACCCGGGGCCATGTCGGAAGCACAGTGAAGATCGCCGGCACTAAGGGCGACAAGGGCGACCCGGGGAAGGATGGAATTGACGGTAAGAGCGCCTATGAGCTGGCAGTGGAACATGGGTACACCGGTACGGAAGAAGAATGGCTGGACAGCCTAAAGGTATCCTGCGAAACCTATAACAGCATCTACGAGTTCCCGAACATCGGCGATACTGGCGTTTTCTATGTAGATAAATCGGCGAATAAGACATACCGCTGGGATGCGGACAACCTGAAATACTTCTGCGTAGGCAGCGACTATGAACAAGTAAATTGTATAAACGGAGGTAATGCAAATGGCTGAACATACGATTACTGGCAAAATTCTGTTAAGGAACGATACCGCAGCGAAATGGACATCCGAAAACCCGGTACTGTCCAAAGGCGAAGTCGGCATCGAAATTGATACCAACAAATTTAAAATCGGCGACGGGACCAAAACATGGACGCAGTTGTCCTATGCCGGAACTGTGGTAGCGGCTTCCAGCACTAATGGCCATATCACCATTGACGGTACGGATACTACAGTATATACCTTGCCGACTGGTGGTTCTTCCATCGGTGGCGTAAAGACTACTTCCAGCGGTGCTGGCACGGTGAAAATCAACTCTGCTGGCACAATGCAATTAAACACCAGCGGCGCAAGCGCAGGAACGTATGCTAAGGTCACCGTCAATAATATGGGCGTGGTGACCAAAGGAGCCAGTCTGACGGCAAGCGATATTCCGGACATCACACTGGAACAGGTGTCTGACGCCGGCACAGCCGCCAGCAAAGATGTTGGTACGGAGAGTGGTAACGTACCTGTGCTGGACAGCAACGGCAAGCTGGCAACGTCCGTCCTGCCTGCACTGGCTATCACGGAAACCTACGTTGTCGCAAATCAGGCGGCTATGCTGGCACTGAGTGCGCAGGTCGGCGACGTGGCAGTACGGACCGACCAGAACAAGTCCTACATTCTGAAGGCCTCGCCGGCTTCTACGTTGGCAAACTGGCAGGAACTGCTTACTCCGACCGATGCGGTGCAGAGCGTCAACGGCAAGACCGGTGCGGTGGTGCTGACCACTTCCGATGTAACCGAGGGTACGAACCTGTACTACACTGCAGCACGGTTTAATACGGCTTTTGCGGCGAAGAACTCCACGGACTTAAAGGACGGAGCTTCTCTCCTGCATAACACTGACACGCTGATTATCGACTGCGGTAACGCATAAGGGGGTGGCATAGATGGCCACTAAAACAATTACCGGACAGGTGCAGATCAGGAACGATACCGCCCAAAACTGGGCGGTAGAAAATCCTGTACTGCTTCCCGGGGAGCTGGGACTGGAGACTGATACCGGCAACGGCAAATTTGGAGACGGTGAAACGACATGGAATAATCTGAAGTATGCGTTCCATCGAAACAACACCCGAAATATTGAATACATTGTCGGTACTCAGACAGCGGCAACGCCGTCCTTTACCGGCGTATCAGAAGACTCCGAATTGTATGACGGGAAATGTATCAACTATTATCTGCCATTTGCGGGGACAAGTGCAGGAGATACGCTTAATCTTACGCTTGCGGATGGAACTAAGACGGGAGCAAAGCCTATTTACATAGTCAATACGACAAAACTGACCACTCAATATGTCGCCGGCACTGTCTTTATGATGACTTATTCTGCCACGAAAGACGCATGGTATTGTGGAAATTATTGGTCAGACGGTAACACCTATGACCGTAATCTGTTGAATGATACCCGTGTTACCGCAGGAACAAACAAGATAATGAACTATTCCCTCATCATGCAGAAAGCAGATGGAACATGGGAGTCATGCACCACTACAAGCGGAACTGGTACATCTAAAACCAAAAACACATCGGGTTTTCGGTTAGGGAAAATATGGGTATACAACTACAACGAGACCATTGCGGCAAATGCGTTGACCCGGAACGATTATCTGTATGACTGTATGCCGCACACCCTGACATATTCCACGAACTGCGGAACTACGCTTGTTGCTCACAAACCTGTATATCTTGTTGGTACTATAGGCAACGATGGGCTGTTCTATCTTGATACTCCGTGGTGGACACAGACAGAGCCGACAACGGAAGACGGCAAGGTATATATCTATCTTGGTGACGCATACTCAACAAGTGCGATATATAAGGTGGCAAACAATCCTGCGTACGCATTTTACAACGGAGCATTCCAGCTGTTGCCCGGTCCAAAAGGAGACAAGGGAGATACCGGGGCAACAGGCCCACAAGGCGCTACTGGCCCACAAGGAACCAAAGGCGACAAGGGCGACAAGGGTGATAAAGGCGATACCGGGCCGCAAGGACCTCAGGGCGAAACCGGAGCAACCGGTGCTACAGGACCGCAGGGGCCGACCGGGCCAACCGGACCTCAAGGCCCGAAAGGTGACGATGGCGATATCGCAGAACTGAAGAACAGTAACCGCATCGTTGAGTTTATCAAAACTACCAATACCGCTGCGAGTGCGGCTCTTACCGGAGAAACAGAAGACAGTAGCTTGTATGACGGCAAAACAATTTTCTTGTTTCTGTCTTATGCGGCGGCGGCAAATGCAACGCTTAACCTGACGTTGGCAGACGGTACGAAAACTGGCGCAAAAAACATCTATTATACTGGAACAACAAGGATGGGTACTCATTACGGCGCTGGATCTGTTATAACGCTGACTTACGTTGCATCAGTAGACGGTTGGAGACGAGCGGACTACGATTCCAACTCACAAGGCCAATATTTGTACAATTACAACACAAGCTACTTCCGTTCGGCTGTTGTGGCAGAGTCTATTGCTGTCGGAGACGCTACCGGGTATGCACAAGCGGCTGCAGGCGTTACATTTGACATCTCGTATCCGATATTGTGGGTGACAACCGCCATTGCGGCAGGAGGTACTAACTATGCCAATACATTCGTCCGGCATTATGACCGTAATTTAGCCAACGTAAAACCGTCTTTTGTTGGCACGCCACGAAAGATGGTTTATTTGGTTGTTACTCTTTCTGGCGTTAACGCAACTATTTCCGATGAGGTTATTACAGATACTGTGCCGACTACACCAGATGGCAAAGTCTACATTGCTCTTGGGCGACTTGGTAATCAGTCTAACGGGAAAAACTATTTTCTGCTTCAGGAAACGCACCCCATGTACGCCTTCAAAGCAGGTGCTTTCCGCCCATTACTTGACACGCCGAACGTTTCCGTATCTATCAACGACCCGGGGACGGAAGTGTGGATAGAGGTTCCGGTAGAACACATCGTGGTCGGGGCGGTCACTCCGACGGACACAGACGCACTTTGGTTAGAAGTATCACAATAAAAAAGGAGGAATTTTACAATGAGTATTTTAAAAAGCATTATGCACCATTGGAACAGCACAAGTGAATCTTATGACACCCTGCATCCGGAAACGGAATACGCACAGGTTACAGATTTCGGGGAAGGTACTATTGCGCATCTGATTTCCAGTGCGCTGGCCAGTACGGTAACGGCGTGCAGTACCGGCAGCGTTTTCGGGAAGCTGGTAGAAAAACTACTGGATGCGTCGGGGATGCGGTATAACTTCACCAACAGTAACGCATGGTACATCTGCCTCGGTTCCCTGTTCGGGGGCTTAATTATCCAGGGGGGAATGAGTCCCAAAGGACATGTGGCATTCCCTATTGCGTTTACTACCAGCTGGAAAATGGCAATGTCGCACGACGGGCAAACTGCAATGGTACCTCGTTTCTGGAACAAGGTGAATACGGGTTTTGATTTCACTGTTCATTGGCTAAGTGGGGATGAAGCAACCTCTGGAGCAGACTCTCAGTGGATTGCAATTGGGCTATAACCAGGGGGGATATCAAACAGGGACATCTGTTACTTTTCCTTTGTCGGTAACTGCAGTTGTTCAGCTTTTGCGATATCCTCAACGAGATGGTTTCGGAAACGCAACTCAATCCAGTTTTATGTATAACACCATAAGTACCTCTGGTTTTACATCTTCTGTAAATCCAAGCGACCAATCATTAAGCCATCGCTGGATTTTATTTGGAACAATATAACCAGGGGGGAACATTATCCATCACACTAAACTCATTTGATGTGGTTCATTTCCCAATTTCTTTTACCAGTTTCGCAAAGGTTCCTGGAATTACTTTAGACAAGGGTTGCTCGAATGATACGCATACTCCTACTTATACCGCAGAAAGCGTTACTCTTCAAGGCTTTAATATTTTTAATGCGGTACCTGCAAATCAGTCACCAAATGCCACTTGGATAGCTTTTGGTGTATGACCCCAGGGGGGAGCATATTTACCTACCGTAAGCACGGGGGCGACAACTATTACGTTCCCCATCTTATTCGCAAGCGGAAGTATCCCGACAGCTACAATCTGTTCGTCAAGTAATGGGGAAGCTTGTATAGTCAACTCTTTGAATAATGAATCTTTTTCAACATGGGGCTCCGGAAGGAGCGTTCACTACATTGCCGTTGGCCATTAAAAGTTTAGCCAGGGGGGAGGTACCTCCGTCAGTACGCAAACTGGCTCTACCATTAGCTATCCAATAGCGTTCCCCGAGATTGTTGCTTATTTAGACGCAGCACCTATATGTGTAGGCGAAACTGTGTTTGACATAATACCAACACTTAATGTTTACAATGCCGAAAACAAAGAAACTTTTGGCGTTTGGACGCAAGTAAATGGTGCGCACATACCAGTTTCCGTCAAATGGCTTGCCATTGGCTATTAGCCAGGGGGGATTAATTTCTCCCAATACCAAAACTTTTGATGTAACTTTCGCTATTAGTTTTGCTAAAAAAGATAGCCATTTCCCAACTTTTATTGACATTCACAATAACAACGCATCCGCAATTTATTCTGTTAGCACGATAACCGAAAATCAAGTTTCCGTGGTCTGCTCTATAGTTCCGGATTCCATGCGCTGGATTTGTATTGGGGATTAAAGAATAAGTTAATAGCCAACAGCCAACCATATAAGTCCATGACTGTTTGAGGCTGCAGAATACACGCCCACATCCTCGTAAGCTTTGTTCAACGAGGCAAAGAGATATCTTTCCGCATCTGTATTATTTCCGGCCCCGATAAAAAACTTACAAGCGGTGGGGAAAGCAATGGCGTAGTTTATGCGGTAGTTGTGCGTTGCTCCGGACGTCTGACCGTTCAACGGATAATCTCCCCCCTGGCTATTTCCCTATCACCAACCAAAACACTGTGATGGGAAAAGCGCTACCCGCAAACCAAAACTGGTTTTGGTTGTATTCATGAATTTCCCAAGTCTTGGTATAATCGACAGAGCCGTCAGTAGCAGAGTTTTGGTGTTCGCACCATACACCTAAGCACTGATTGGGAAATGATAATGGCAAACTCACCCATTGGCTCTCATAGGCAAGTATCGCTCCCCCCTGGGTACAGGGCGAGGATGTTGCTGATCAGCACCTACAGGAAAGCAATTTTATTAAAAGTTAAATAAAATTGGGATGTAGGCAGAATGCGAGAAATCAGAAATTGACCAAAATCAGAACATAAAAAATAGGCAAATTTTAGGATTTTTGCGGGGAACAATGGTAGCACGTACTGCCTACCAAAATTCTAAATCTGTGCTGGCAGGTTTAGAAAATTGGTAGCGTATGGGTATCACTTTAAAAGCTGAATCGTTTTCCGAAGCTGAAGCAGGCTCTTGTGGGTATAGACCGCTTCGGTTACCCCTTGCCCGGCATGGCCAAGGATTCTCTTTTTGGCCGCTTCGTTAGCACCGGCATTATCTAACAGCGTAGCAACTGTATGCCGGCAATCATGCGTGGTATGATTCCGGACATTGCAAGCGGTCATTACCGCATCCCAAAGGGTGCAGAACCTTGCGTAAGAATACGGCTGGCCATTCTCCGAACAGAGAAGCCACTTGCCGGGAAGCTGCATCCGGGCCATAACAAAGGGTAAAATCCTGCTGTGTATGGGAATGGTTCTTATGCCGGAAGCGGTTTTGCTGTGCGTTATCCGGAAGACACGGGTTCGGAGATTCACGTTCCGCTTTTCCAGGGCCAGCAATTCACCGCAGCGCATACCGGTGTAAAGTAAAATCAGAACTGCATCGGCCCCCGGCAGATCTGCCATACTCCATATCCGGTTGATGGCCTGCCGGGTAAACGGGTGGTGTGGTTTGACCGGCCTATTTTTTCCCAGCTTCAGCAGCGGGGCGTAATTCACGGAAACCACTTCATACTCAATACCATAATTCAATACCAAAGAAATCATGGAACGTACTTTCTTTAACGATGAAAAAGAAAGGCGTTCCTTTTTCATGCGGTCAATAACGGTCTGATAGTCTTTGAACTTCAGCTCAGCTACGGGCATTTCCTGCAAAGAGGCACAATGCCGGAAACTATTATGGTAGTTGTCTATGGTACTCTGTGCCGGCTCAATATCAGCGATATGGACAGGCAGCCACCTAAAAAATAATTCAGCAAAGGTCACACGGTGGCCGGGAAGGGAGCGATGAAAATGTTCTTTAACGTATTCAATTTGAAAAATCTCGGCTTCGGTTTGATTCTCAAAATACGCAACAGCTTCACGCCGCCCATCCGGCCGGGAGATTACATAAACGTAAGGCCTCCGCCGGTTACCACTTAGTCTTTTGATGCTTCCAAATCCATTTGGCTTACGCACTTTAATTACCTCCAAGAAAGGACGAAGAAAATGAAAAACACGTATTTATTTATTTTAGACGAAGGAAAACGAGTTGCGACATTTTTGTTAGGAATTCACGCTAAAACGATAGAGGCCCTTATCGCAAAGGCCGAAGCGGAATATCCCGGCAAAACCTATCTGCAGGGCGATGATAGTTATTTCAATGAATTCGCTGCCGGGAAGATCTACGTTGACGGCCAGTTCATTGACCCGCCTCCGTATGTACCGCCCCTGGAAGATGTGAAGGCTGCCAAAATCGCAGAGCTGAAAGGAATCCGGGACGAGAAAGAACTGGAACCGGTGCAGTATGGCGACAACCTGTTTGACTTCGATACCAAATCTTTTGACCGGATTAACGCTGCCATCATTGCACTGGATCAGACACACGGAAGCATCGGCTGGACGTGCGCCGATAACAGCGTAGTAGTTGTCACTGCTGACGACCTCCGGGGCGTTATTGCAGCGGCAGCGGTGCGGAGTAATTCTCTCCATGTTATCTATCGTGAACTGAAAGAAGCTGTACAGGCGGCGACTACGAACGAGGAAGTGGAATCTATTAACTGGCCGGAGGATTTGTAATGGAAGTTTTAAAATCATTCATTGACAGGTTGGCCAGCATCAACCTATGGGCGACTGCTACGCTGATATATGCCGTAGGCGTTAAAATCTGCGGCCCCAACTTCTGGCCGGTATTGCTTCTAACCTTTTTAATGATTGGTTTTGATACGCTGACCCGATGGGACTGCATTTGTAAGCGATACATTATGGACCATGACCCGAACGAAAAAGATATTCGCCTGATTAAAATGAGCCGTGTTATCGTACAGTTTTTCAAGAACGAAACATGGTGTGAAGAATATCTTTCCAGCCGGGCCTTTGGGCGGATCTGCGAAAAGATGATTGTCTACACATTGGCTCTGCTGATCTTCTTCGGTATGGGAACATGGGTGCCGGAAATACACGTTTTTGGGGCTGACTTAGTACCGAAGAACGTATTCCCCGGCATCATTTGCGTGGTCATTTTCCTTATTGAAGTCAGCAGCCTTAATGAAAACTTAATAGAGTTAGGCTATAAGGGCGTGTCCGAGTATGTGCAGAGGTTTGTAGATGCTGTACTGGACAGAATTGCCCCGCCGAAGAAGGAGAAGTGATACAGTGGGAAGGATGTATTTAAGTAAGTATATGACCCCAGACAGCCTGGACGATGTGCGTCGGCTGGCACAGAACGCCAGGGGATTCATCGACCATGTGTATCTGCATTGGACCGCCGGCTGGTATGGCCAGTGCTATGATTCATACCACATCTGCATTGATAAGGGCGGCGAAATCTATCTGATGTGCGACAACAGTCTGACAGAAGTCAAAGCCCATACATGGCACCGTAATACCGGGGCTGTGGGCGTATCCCTCTGCTGTTGTGGAGATGCGACTGCAACGGCTGACGGTAGCAAGATAAATTTAGGAAGCGAACCGCCGACGGCACAGCAGATAGAAGTCATGGCTGAAGTTGTCGCTGTGTTGGCCGATGAATTTAATCTGCCGTTGGATACGGATGAATATGTCATGACGCATTATGAGGCGGCCAAGCGTGACGGCTATGCACCGGGGCAGGATTCCGACTGTCGCTGGGACCTGTGGTACATTCCGGACTATTACGGAAAAGAAGGCGCACTGGATGAAGGTGGCGCCCTTATCCGGGGCAAGGCGGCCTGGTATCAGCGCCAATGGCGTGGGGAGTTTCAAGGAGACTGATATGTATGAGATTCAAGAGTTTAGACCTAACAGCAAAGAAGTGGCTGTTGGCATTCTTGCTGTGCTTGTTCTGCTGGTGGTTGTTTTCGGCATCGGCTACGGCCTCGGCCTCCGGAACGCCGGAACCACAGCAGGAACCGACATACACAATAACGGAAACGCAGCTCAAGGGGTTAGAGATGAGATTGACTCTGCTCGATCAGATATTAGCACAGCAAAATCCGGAATTGACAACGCTGCAACTGCAGCTGGCAGAATCGAAGAAAGAATTAGCGATGCTCAGGAACGAGCTGGCTACATCCAAGGAACAGCTGACGAAGGCAGACGAATCATTGCAGAATGCCAATCAATTCTTAGAGAAGTCCGCGCAGGAGGCAAAACGGGAGCGGCTCCGCATTAAGGCGCAGAGGAACGGCTGGGCAGCAGCTGCAGCCTGTCTGGCCATTGCATTAGCAGTGAAATAGTGATAAACTTAATAAGGTGTTACATTGGTAACGCATCAAAAAAAACGTGCAGGCTTCCCGGAACGGCTTGCACGTTTATTTTTTTATCCGTCAAAAATTCGTCAAAAATTTATCGGTAAATATTGTATTTTGTTGTGAAGTGCCAAAGTAAAGAATGCCGATTTCATGCGGTGTTTGTAAAAAAATGTAACTCTTTATGATTTCCCTCATATTTGGTTGCTAATTTGTTACTACTCTTGGAATCACGCATGGTTGCTACATTTCTCCACTTATCGTCAAAAATCCGTCAAAAATTTCCGGCAAAAATTTTTTCAATATCTTTGGCTGCAGCCATTCGCATGTCATCCGTATAATGGATGTATGTCCGGATCACCGTCTGGGTGCTATCACCAATTAAGGCTGCCACGGTACGAACGTCAATGCCTTGGGATAGTAACCGGGTAGCGTAGGTATGACGCAGGCAATGGGGAGACAAGTCCGGATGCACAGCACGCATTGCCACACATACACGGCGAACAACGATAACAGGAAGGGCGAACAGCTTTCGGTCTAACTGCATGGGGTAGGTGCTGTGATAGTGCTTAAATATAGCCAGCAGTGTGGCAGGGATAGGGATTTCCCGGTATCCGTTCCGGCTCTTTGGCGACTGCATAACTAATTTACCGGTTTTTGTTTTGTTGTATTGTCTGTCAATGGTAATCGTAGATTCTTTCCAGTCGATCTTGTCCCAGGATAAGCCCATCAGCTCACCACGACGCAGGCCAGTGTAGTAGAGAATATTAACGGCCAGCGTGGCTTCCGGGTCATCCTTCAATAGCTTTAATAAATCTTTGTATTCCTGATCCGTTACCGTGCGCCGTTCATTTTTCTTCCTGTCCTTGTCAATTTCAATGTCTTCCATGGGATTCACTGTAATCAGCCGGTATGGTTTGATGGCAGCCTGGAATAAAGTGCGAATACTTACACGGTAATTATTCTGCGTTCCAGAAGCATAATTCCAGCCGCTAATGACCTTTTGTAATTGCGGGAAGGTGATTGCTTCGATAGGCTCATCAGCAAG